CCAATCGGGAATATAGAGAATCGGGGACGCGGCGGGACACGCCCTCTCCAACCATCAGCAAAAATTTTTGAATTTGGTGTCTCTCGAAAAAAAAATATATATTTTTTTGAATTGACTTGGTGCCTCCTCGATTATTGGTTATAATATTCGATATAGAAAAAACTGAAAGGAAAATAAAATGATAACAAACCTCAAACAGCTCGCCCTACGCATTAATAAAAGCCTATACCGCTCGGAAGTGATGCGCTCCATGTTAGCAGATGGGGATAGGTCCATTGATAGCGAATGCGGCTACCCCAACTCCATAACGGTAGAAGATTACAGTAAAATGATTGCGAGGAACGGCCTAGCCGCTAGGGCAAATAATATCCTGCCCTCTGAAGCCTGGTCGGTAACACCTATTATTAAAGAGAATAAGGAGGCTGATTCCACTGATTTTGAAAAAAAGTGGGAGGAGCTAGTGAGGGAGAAAGATGTTTATAATTATTTGTATAGGGCTGATGTCCTAAGTGGGATAGGGTCTTATGGGGTATTGTTGATTGGGGTTAATGATGGAAAAAAATTGGAGCAACCCCTTACTGCAGCCTCTGAATTGTTGTATCTGAAGCCATTCTCTCAATTGTCTGTTAAGGTGGCGGATACCGAAAAGAATACTTCCTCACCGCGTTTTTCCAAACCTACCTTTTATGATATATCTACAAATGGGACTGCCGAAGATCCTAATCCTACAGATGGCATCAATATAAAGGTGCATTGGACGCGGCTTGTGCATGTGGCGGATAATAGGCATTCGTCTGATATATTTGGTGTGCCCAGATTACAAACGGTGTATAACTATCTGTTAGACATCAAGAAGATATTAGGGGGGAGTGGGGAAATGTTTTGGAAGGGCGGGTTTCCTGGTTATTCATTTGAGGTCAATAATGATGCGGATGGTGCGGATTTAGACCCTGAAAGCATTAAAGAGGAGATGGAGTTGTATTCAAACGGCCTTCAGCGGTATTTAGCTATTTCTGGTGTCTCCGCTAAGTCGTTAGCCCCACAGGTAGCTGACCCTGAGAATCATATCACTTCTAATGTGAAAGCCATTGCGATGGCAATGGGTATCCCCTATCGTATCTTTTTAGGGACGGAGGAAGCTAAATTGGCCTCCAGCCAAGATAAATCTACTTGGAATACCCGTATCAGAAAACGCCAGGAGGGTTACCTTTCCCCTCTGGTCCTACGACCCTTCATTAATCGCTTAATTGAGGTGGGGATACTGCCGGAAGTAAAGTTCTTTACTATTGAGTGGCCGGACTTAAATAGTCCTACCGACGAGGATAGGGCTCAGATAGCCAAGTTGAGAACTGAAGCATTAGGAGATTATGTGCAGAGGGATGTTTCAATGATTCTTTCACCTAAGCAATTCTTACATCAAATTATGGATATGGACATTGAGCTAGTTGATAGTATCTTAGCGGAATCCGAAGACTCCCAGGCTCACATTGAAATACCTATGACGGAATCAGAAACTAAGCAGTTGGAGATACAAGAGAAGGCGGCAACCCAAAAAGCCCAGGCTATGCAGAAAAAAGAGAAAGCCCCTCCAGGGGGTTCAGCGGCAACAAGACGAAGTGAAGCAAAGGATCCTAAGTGATGATGAGAACGGAAGTTCAAAAAGATGTAGCTTTTAAGGAAATGAAATGGGAAAAGGGTGTGGGTTTTTATCACCACTCCACACCCTTTCAGTATGATAGGGATTATTTCAAAAGATATTTGGAATATGACAACACTCCGGTAGGTAGGGCCATTACTAAATTTAGGATAAGTGTAGTTAATAAATTGGTGTCCTATAGGAGAAACACCTCTTTCCTTTTAGATATAGGTAGCGGTACAGGCAGTTTCATAAATACACTGGAAAAGAAAACAACTATTAAACCAGAAGGGGTGGACATCGCACCAGACGCTTTATATTGGTTACACCAAAATAGCTTCATGTCCTCTAGAGACCGCTACACCGTACTTACTTTTTGGGATTCCCTCCAACATCTTAAAGAACCCGATAGGGTTTTACATGAATATAATACCAAACATGTAGCAGTCTCTATTCCTATCTATGAGGGCAAGGAATATCTTAAAAATCACACCAAATTCAAACCCGATCAATATAGATGGTATTTTACGAGAAAGGGGTTTATTGAATGGATGAAAGACCAAAGATATTCCTTGGTGGATACTTATCAGGACGAAGATAGGAAATATAACCATGTAGCTGTTCAAACCTTTACTTTTGCTAGGGAGGAATAATGAATACGGCTTTTAAGGAAGAAATGGTTTTCAAAATCTATGAGTTGGCCAAGAATGGGGTCTGCAATCAAGATATTGCGGAAACTATAGGAGTATGTCGACATACCTTTAATACCTGGTGTTCCAAAAAGAAAATAGTACGCCAAGCGGTAAAACGTGGGAGAGCTATATTCAAAAGTGGTAAAAAAGGTGGGACAAGGACTTTCACCGAATACGTTCATGGAAAACTCCCCGCTCATCTTAATAAAATATGGAATCGCCTCAACCAACAGGATATGGCTGCTACTGGTGTTGAGAAAATGGAAGCCCTGTTATCTAACGAAGGTCGTACTGCTAGGCAATCCTTATTTATCCATGCACTAATATCTTCTAATTTTAGAGTAACCACCGCTTTAGCTAGATCTGATGTCTCTTATAATATGTTGGAACACTGGAAAGAGGAAGACCCTGATTTTCCAAAGTTAGTTGATTTCCTAAATACTTTAAGGGGTAACTTTTTTGAAGATGCTTTATGTGATGCGGTTGCTGATGGGGATACTGCGGCTACCATCTTTGCAAATAGGACTTTTAATAGGGAAAGAGGATACAACGATAAATTAATAGATATTAAGAAAACAGTACATCAGCTTAATGAGCACGTAGTGAAGGTGGCTGATTTAGGTCTTTCTGTTGATGAGAAAAGGGCTCTCCTTGCCGAGGTTCGCAAAACCAAACAATTGGGAGGCCAACTTAACGATTTAGAACCGCATACAATTCCAAAGGAGGTAGCTGATGCCTGCTAATGTGATGAGGATGGATCCTACCCGTACTACCACTATTCGTAGAAAGATAGAGGTAGATTTTCAAAGAAGATACAAAAACCTAGCTAGGGCTTTTAAGACCTATCTTCTAACGGATTTCATTCAAATGAAGCTGGCTCTACTCCCTTCTGAGCAAATTTTACTTAGAACTAACGAATGGATGGATTCTAAATTCAATGAAGTTTTTGATTATGAAAATGGGGATTTGCCAGTTTTTATTATGGAATCCTATACAAAAGGAGCTAATAGGTCTTATTCGATGATGAAGAATCCTACAACTTTTCCTTCTAAGTCTTTCGCAGTTGGGGCTGCGGCAGAGTTTATTAGGAGAATAACTACGGCTCCAGAATCCAGGTCAAATCTTGGTTTAATTCAATTAAACGCGGTTTCTCAGTACAAAATGCTTAATATGCAGTTAAATCAGTCCATCAGTAGGATAATAGCAGAAGGCCTTCTTTCCGGCGCTACCACGACGGAGATGGCCTCGAAAATTAGCGAAACTATAAATAGTATCAATAAAACCCGTGCAAAGTTAATAGCCCGTACGGAAACTATAAGAGCTCATGCCGAGGGTCAATTGGATGCTTATGAGGCGTTGGGTTTGCAAAATGTAGGGGTGATGGCGGAATGGTCTGCTGCGGCGGATGCCTGCCCAAAGTGCGCACCATTTGATGGTGCAATTTTTACCTTAGCTGAAGCGCACGGACTGATACCGCTTCACCCCAATTGTAGATGTTTATGGTTGCCCGTTCAAAATCCTAAAAAAACCTAGCGAATTTATCCCTGTTGTCGGATAATATATTATAAGAGGATGAATTGCTAATTTTTAAGGAATTAAGAGATGGAAAACAAAAAAGATTTTCAAGGAGTTGAATGGGATTACACCAGTGGTCTTAGGGTGCGCCAATCTAATCCGTGGGTCAAGTTGGTGGGTTATGCTGGGAACCAACCAAATTTAATATTTTCCTCCGGAGCCTTGCGTTTGATTCTAGGAAATGCGCAAGATGGTTCCGTCAAGGTGGGATTGCAAGGAAACGACCTTTATATTCAGCCCTGTAGTCCTGAGGATAATGGGGCTCGGTATCTCTCCAAACCAACTAACGCTAATAAGAAGGGAACTAAGCAGTTTTTGGCGGGATGGATAGGCTCCAAATTAAAATTAATTACAAAGGAGTTCTATCAAGGGGAAGTTGTAGTAGTTTCCCGCGATATGTTTGTAGTAGAAATGAAAAAGTACCCTAAACGGGGAAAACGAAACTCATAATTTTATCCTTTTTAACGCATTAGCCCGTGAGTGTGTGCAGATAAAAACCGTGGGCCAATAGAAAAAATAAAGAGAGTTTTCTCCCCTCCGAAGTGGGTAGGTTGTGAGAGTCCTACCTACTTTTATATAGCGGGGCAACCAGTATTGGTGCTGGGTTGGTCTCATAAGCCAAAAAGTGTAGGTTCGACTCCTACTCCCGCCATTTGAAAGGACCTAGCATGAAACTCAAAGAAGTTTTAATAGTTTGTTCCGCTAGTAGTCTTGGATGGATAATCGGAGATATAGCTAACTCGAGGGGCTCCTCTCAATCAAAAGTAATGAGTATTCCTCCTCCATATCAAATCCAACAAATGCTTCGTGAAGAAGGTTATGAATTAAGTGTGGATGGAAAAATTGGACCTGAAACGATGAAGTGCTGGAATGATTATTTTGAAAAGCATAGCGAGCAAATGGCTAATGAATTAACAAAACAGGAGATGGAATGATGAGTGAAGAAATATGCGAAGTTAGAAATTGTAGAAATTCAGTAGGCATCACTTATTCCGCCACTCGTTCAGGAAATCGTCGAGGAGTTTGTTTCCAACATTGGGGAAGACATTCCGAGATGAAAAAACTCCGACCACTCAAAAACGACCATGTCTATAAAAAAAATTAAGATTTTTTAATTTTTCTCTTGAAATGTTTTAGGCATCTTCCTATTTTAATACTAACATACTAGTATTAGTAGAAAGGACGCCTGATGACCGAGAAGTTACGACACTTCACAATAAACCTTACTCCCGTAGTAAGACATGACCAAATGGAAGGAAAAGACTACCTGGTAGTCCCTATGGTCATGTTGACGGAAGGGGTTCACCAAGGTACATCTGGTCCTCTTTATTACCCTAATGACGAACTTTCAAAAATTCCTGCGATATGGAACCACAAGCCTGTAGTAGTATATCATCCCCAAATCAACGGTCAAGGGGTATCTGCATGTGACCCTGTCATTTTAACCACTTATAAAATAGGGGTTATTATGAACACCACTTTTGAAGATGGTAAACTCAAAGCGGAAGCTTGGTTGGACGCTGATAGGGTGTCCGTTGTAGATGAGCGAGTCATGAAAGCTATTGAGGATAACGTCATGATGGAATTATCTACTGGGTTATTTACGGACCTACGGGATGAAGAAGGGGATTGGAATGGGGAGCATTATAATGCGGTAGCTATTAATTACCGCCCAGATCACTTAGCAATCCTCCCAGACCAAATTGGAGCTTGTAGTTTAGCTGATGGGGCGGGGTTCTTAAGAATGAATAAGGAAACTAAAGTAGTTAGTTTTGATTGTTCCTCTTTTTCTTCTGAAGCCTACACTTATGTAACGGAAAACACCGATTTATATGGGGACGCTTGGAATTACTGGTCTACTACTTTTATTGAGAATGAATTAGCTCATGGGGAGATTCGAGAAAAACTTCGTGCCCTACTTGATAAAGGAACGGAGTGGGTGTATATTGAAGAAGTCTACGACAATCACTTCATTTATGAAAAGAATGAAATCCTTTATAAACAAGGGTATTCTATAAAGAACGACAGCGTATCTCTTTCAGGCCTACCTATTCAGGTCACGAAAGTGGTGGAATATAAAGAACAAGTTATCGTTAATTCGCGAAAGGTCAAAACGATGGACAAACAAAAATTTGTCGCCGACCTTATTGCCAACGAGTCTACTCAGTGGGTAGAAGCTGACACAGAAGCTTTGATGGCTATGGAGGAGTCTATCTTGGAAAAGATGATTCCTGTAGCTAATGAAAACCCCGCCGAGGAAACACCCGCTGAGGAAACTCCGGTAGTTGGTAACAAGGACAAGGAACTGACGGTCAATGAGTACATTGCCCAGGCTCCTGAGGGTCTTCGAGATGTTCTTCGGAACGGATTGGATACCTACAACGCTGAAAAGCAGTCGCTTATCAGCAAACTCACCACGAACAAGAAATGCCTCTTCACCAAAGAGCAGTTGTCCAAAAAAGACAACATGGAGCTCAAGGCGTTGGTAACTCTTGCTGCAGGTGAGAAAAAAGAAGTGAAACCTGATTATTCGGGTAACGCTGACCCCGTAGATAATACGGAACACG